ACTGTTTCCGGGAGAGGCAAAACTCTCCGTATTATTTTTAAACAGAAACTGCAATATCGCGTGTTCTGTATAGTTGGTTGCTGCATTTGAAGTTGCCATCTTTTACTCCTTATGTACGGGGTCTATCCGGCAAACCCCTGCGATACGCATCGCTGTTTTCTCTGGCCTCTGCCAGATCTTTAATTCTACTCAAAGCTTCTTGAAACTGCTTTTCGTAGACAACCATTAAATCTTGTTCACCCTTCATGTAAGTATATGCCTCGACTAAAGACCCGTAAAGCATCGCATTTGGAGCGTTTTCACTGAGCCATGTATTTCCAGAATCCGCTCCTGCTGTTAAAGAAGCAGGTCTGTAATAATAATGAAGCTCTACGGCATAATTAGAATCAGGGGTGGGCGCTACTATGAAATTATCAATATCAAAAAAAGCATAATATTTTGGCAACCCGGTGGTCGCAGGATTGGGAGTATACTCTTGCAAGTAATTTACATCTTTTTGTAACAAGAAAGTTTTAATGTTGCTGCTTGTAACGGAAAGAGAGAAGGATGCTAAATAATCAGTGGGGACGGAAAGATACGGATCATTTTGACTTAACGTGCTTGTAGCGTTTTTGCGAAAAACTTCTAAATCAACAAGTTTAAAGATGCGTTGCTCTGCATTTTTTATAAACGTAGGCAAGTTGGTTACAAACGTAGACTCTTCGTTCTCCGTGTAATCCTTAATAGCGGTTTTTAATTCTGCGTAAGTGTAAGACATTAAGCTATCCTTATAATCGCATTACTAGCATCCGCTGTAGGCATAGTTACGGTAAATGTAGATGAAGATGAGGATCTATCCGACCCAAAATCAAATACAGCCACGGCTTTATTAGAGGCGCTTGAATTATAAACTAGAGCCCCCCTTGCCGTGATTGTAGAGCTAGTAAAAGAAACATCATCAAAATCTATGAACGCCGTAGTGCCGCTAGTGTTTACACTCACGTTTGAAAGAGTAGCTCCCCCAGCGCTATATCCTGTGCCACTAACTTCCGAAGAGGTCGAATACGCTGTAGTGCTTGCATCAAGAGTGGCACTGTTTGTAAACAAAGCTATCTTAAAAGTGTGACTGCTAAAGTTATGAACGGCTTGAAACAGTTCACTCTTAAAAGAGGTGCATAAAAAATTTCCGTTAAAAGCCATTAAATACTCCTACACTATCGTTATGTTCCCAACCATACTGCTGTGGTTGGTGCATTGATACACCAAAGATGTATCGCTTGGCTCATGTGGCACAATAAACTGAGTCAATCCAGTTGTTGAGTTGTAATTCTCTGTCACCCCTGTTGTAAAGGCAGAACCTCCATTAGACGTTCTGATTTGCAAAGGATGACTGCTTACGTTAGCCGTATTGTCTATCAAATAGGTGTGACCCTTATAAAACGTAAAGTTTGGATTATTACCTGAAGTTGCACCCGGACCAGTAAATGTGTATGCCGAACTTCCGCTAGTGCCAGCGGTGTACTTAGTAACAGGACCAGTGGTCTCATCGTTTAATCTTATCCAAACGCCACCATGAGCAAAATAAAGACCCCCTGTAGCATGAACATGAGCTACTGCGCCGTGATAAGTAGAGGCACTGGGCAGATCACTCAAAGCAGCATAATAAAAAACAATCTTATTAGCGCCTGAACTTACATCAAGTAGACCGTTTGCATCTATAATGTCAGTTAGTACGCTAGAACTATTTCCTAGCGCGGCATAGATCTCATTAAAGTTATCATTTATTTTATCAGCGCCAGCACGAAGAGTATCACCAGTGCCATCATTCGCGCTTGATCCTATTCCTACTGTTTGCTTTGCCATCTATCCCTCGTCAAAAGTCTTGTTACTAGAATCCAATGTAACGCTTGTCGAGTCAAACGTCGAAGAAATAGTAGAAGCCGTCATAGTCCCCACCGCACTCGTAGCAGAAACACCTGTCAAAGATACCGTCGTGGGAGACGCAGGAGCGGTTCCTGTGGCTACTACTTGTCCCACAGACCCAACTAAAAAAGGAACTAAAATGTATCTCAAAGTTGTTGTGTTAAAAGTTGGAAACGTAACATTTACCGTAAACACATTATTTGTATTGGGCCTTGGGTCTAACAGAGCTTCAGCATCCGCAAAATGCGTTACAGGGTCTAACTGAGGCTGCTTGGGCTCGTACTCATCCGGACCGACTTTAAGACCATTCCACTCTTTACGCATTTCGCGTAAACGGTAACGAAAGCCTGATCTGTCAGATATTCCGTAAGCATTTTTCCCCACGGCATATTTTGCCATAACTAAACCCTGTAGTAATTAAGCTGCGGAACAACATTAAACGATGCCCGATCCCGGTCCTCCGCCATTGCCCGTTCAAATTCCTCTTCATATACGGCCTTTAAAAGCTGTATTCTGTTTGGCGCTTTTTTCATAGACAAGTAATAAGCTAAACCCGCCGCTAAACATGGGTACAGGCGGAAAGGAACTTCTATCGTATTTGTAAAAGTATCTGCGTCATCCATGCGTGTTAAGGCATCATAATAAACAACGTCAGTGCTGTTATCTGGAACCGGCCAAAGTTTGAGGTTAGGTGTTATTTGCCTGTCCAAAAAGAACTGTGAAGGTCTTCCAGTGGTTGTCTTCACAGGTATAGACAAATAAGCGTCTCTACTTATCCTTTCCAAAGAAAGGTCCGTTCCGCTTCTACGAACCACGACGGACAAAATATCAATTACATCCGCTCCTAAAGAATATTCAGAAGTTCCAGAAGTAAGGTTTTGAGTACGCTGCGCTATTGTCCATTGGTTTAAACCGCGATTCGCCCACTCCGCTAACATAAGGTTTAAAGACCTCTTAGCAGTTTTTAGATCATATCCTGTGCGAACTTCAAGGCCACAGCGTTCAAACGCTTCTTCGATATAGTCCGAAACGTCTAGCTCAAAATTAGTGCTTCCTGAAACGGTCATTATTCATCTTTCGCGTACAAGTTATCAAAAATTTGATTTACGTCCATTGTATAGTCTAAATCTGATTTTGAATAGTGTATATGCTGTGACGGCAAAAAGTCCGGAGCTCCGTTCCCTGTTTCAAACCATGCAGGGTGCGTAACACGAACTCTATTATTAGGTAATGCAATGATGTTTCCAGTCCATTCCCCTGCATCCAAAAGTTCTAGGACATGACTTTGTTTGTGCTGTGCAGGGTCGTCCGCTATCTCACTCTCGGTATAATCAACCGTAAAATAGTATTTAGCGGGAAAGAAGTTAGGCCCAACTTTAGCTAACCACGGGCAAGGATGCGCTCTGTCTAACCTATAAATGGCATGAGTATGAGACATGCAATCCCAAGGCTGTGCGAAGTGGACCGGCATGGGTTCCGGCCACTCTTCTAAAGGTGTATCTCCCACCAAAGCTGTAATCGGCATACGAGCCCACATGGCCCCGCCGTGTACATTTGGATTGTCAGTGCCGTCTGCCTCACAACCGGTGAAAATCATTTGAAAGCTCAAACAACGACTTGGCATAGTTGTAACCGCAATCGCCATAGCGTGAATAAACTCGCCGTGATAGTTTTGATGGTTACAAGTATACTCTTTCCGCACCCAGCATTTGAAATGCGGAATATTACTTTGAAGATAGGGCAAGTTACTTTACCTTGCCGCCTTTTGCCATGCCTTTAGCTCTTACCTTACCGCCTTTAGCATAACCTTTTTTCTTCATCATGCCGCCGCCAGCCATCTTTTGGACTTTGCCACCTTTAGCATAACCTTTTTTCTTCATCATGCCGCCGCCAGCCATCTTTTGGACTTTGCCACCTTTAGCCATTCCTTTAGATTTCATTCCACCGCCAACAAGGCTAGCGGCGTATTCGTCCATAGTCATAAATTCTTTAGCCATTTTATGCTCCTATGCTTTAGCTAACTGAACCTTTGGTTCTCTTTCTTCGGCCCGGCATAACCGCACCGCATCCCCGTGCCACTACCGATCCACGAGTATTCTTGCCCCTGTACGGTCTTTTTGCTTTTGTCGTTGGGATAGCAACACCGCCATTTTCCATTTTTCGGACTTTTGCTCTTTCTGTGTTTGAGACAACCGTTTTCCCTTTTGATCCCGCCTTTTTCTTTTTGCGCGCAGTTTTAGCCCGTTCAGACTTTGATAAGCTATTTGCTTTAGCTCTAGGCAAACAACGATCAGGGTTTTTCTTATTTTTTGAAGTACCACACTTACCTTTGATAGAACCATCGCTACCTATCCTAACCCAATCTTGTCTTAGCCATTGTTTAAGCTGTCCCATCAGGATCTTTTTCTTCCGTTGTTTCCAACTAACTTAGACAAAGTTTTAGCCTGACTAGCGTGTAATCTAGACGCTTTTTTCAAACCTTTAACCACTTTGCGAACTTTCTTCTTTTTTACTTTTGATAAGGTCATTTGCCTCGTCTCTTTCCGCCTTTAGACTTTTTGGCGTAGTTTGGGTCCTTACAATATTTGGATGCGGCCAAGTTTGCATACGCCGACGGGTATGTATCAAACGTCCGTTTAGCCCATGCCTTCCCCTCCGGACAAATCTTACCACCACTCTTCACCTTTCCGCCTTTTTTCATGCGAACAACGGAGTTATCGCCTTTTCTTTGAATAGGACATGCACCTGCCCCTAATCTAACAGCACTTGTCATTAGAACACCTTCTGCACAACTGCCGCAGCAATAATCAAACCAGCTATGCCCCAAAGCCTTTGATCCAGTTTGTCTAACTGTTTCTGTATTTGAGAATACCGGCTACCGCACTCGGCCTCATGCTTTTCCAAAAGTTTTAAAACGTCGTCCGCTTTCATCAACACTTCCATCTTCTACGAGCCGCGCAGATACGCTTCTTTGGCGTCTTCTTGCAGTTAATATTGTGCATTTTCATCTGACCTTTAGATCTACTACAGTAAGATGAACGCCTTTTAGCATCTTTGCTGCCCTTTTTCACTTTTCCAGTAACGGCGGTCTTTAACTTAGATCCGGGGTTCGCTTTTCTATAAGCAGCAACCCCGGCTTTGGTCATTCCAGCCCCCTTTTCAGTGGACCGAAAATTTTTTTTATTACGAGCAGGCATTTTTGCTTTGCGCGTCGCCATACCTTACCTCAGTTAAAGAAAAAGGTTGCCGCTGTAATATTCGTAAGTGTTGAAACAAAAATATCTCCAACACGAATACCGTTAGACGGTATGTTTACCGAATGCGTATCCGATGCGTTGAAATCTAGATCCAAAACAGTGGATCCTCCGCTCCCGTCAGTTATGGTTAGTCGAGGAGTTCCAGAGCCAGTTTTCAACTGTATTTGACGAATACGCGCAGGTCCTACGCTTAAAGATCCTGTCCCAGTTATGCGTTTAGATTTTACATCCGAGTCAGCCATACCGACCTCCTATTATGCGAGGTTGTTATTCTGCTGGTACAAGATTGTTACACGAACCTCACCGGCATTTGTTGCGGCAGAACCTGTGACAGTCAAACGAATATCTGCTGTTCCCGTATCTTCCCAAGCCAAGGCTCCACCAGACTCAGTCGTTGGATATTTGCGACCCGCAGTTGTGCCGATACCGAAGGTATTAACAAGCGAAGCTGCTCCACCAACAGTGTCTCCTACACTAAGGTTGGTTGCGGTGTTAGCGGCAGTTATGACATCAATCACACAATCAATGATTTGTGAGTTTGCGGGAATGACAACATTAGTAACTTGTGCTGCAACGGCTCCGCCAGAAAGATCCACTGAAAAAGTTTGTGCCATAACAACTTGACCAACATTAGAAATGTCAGATCCAAGAGTAGTGCCTGTCGTGTTTCTGATAGTTCCGGCCTTAATAGGACCCGAAAAAGTTGTGGTAGCCATGTACGTCTCCTGTCGTGGCTAGTGTCAAACGCCCAATGCGTTTGTCAGGAATTAAAAAACTATACAATAAAAAAGGGCGACTGTGAAGCCGCCCTTTAACCCCTTTGGAGAAGGGAACTTTATGCGCCCGGAGTGGCGAATACACAACGCCAATCTGAAACGCCGAAGCTGTAACGCTCACGAGCCTTGAACCGCATATTTCCGGTGTCAAAATCACCTTCCATAGCAGTCTTGATAGGCGCACGGTTAAAGTATTTAAAACCGTTTGGAGCATCTGTTTTGATGAAGAAAGCATCTGTGTCAGTCAAGAAGTGGTTAACAACCGCTCCTTCTGGCAACATACCCATATTCTTCATGGCATTTGCGTCATTGTCGGCAGTGCCTGAACGCAGATTAGAGTTGATCACCCGCTCTGCAATAAATTGCAGTTCTTTTGGAATAATCAACTTTGTACCCCGAACAGCCACTTTGAGACCACGCTCATCCGTAAAGCCTGCAATGTCAATCAACATCTGCTCAAGAGAAGTCTCATTGAGATCCGCTGCTGTTGACAACAAGTTACGCTGGTTACCTGACAAAGACGGGTGAGCAGCAGAGCAAAGTGCTGCGCCATCACCAACAGGACTGCCTGTACTAAACGCATTGTTTAGAATTGCAGCAGCCTTGATCTGCTTTGTCTGAGCCATTGAACGAGCCAAAGCCTTTGTGTAACGAGACGCAAGACGGTCGTACAGGTTATCTTCAATCGCTTCTTCTGTGATTGAAAACGCCAGTGCAATCGTCTCATGTGTGTAACGAGCAGTGTATGTCTCTTGAGCATCGTCAAAGTTGATGGCTGCGCCTTCACTTTTAACAGGGGCTGTTGAGAATCCACCGAGCATCACTTCTTCTTCAAATGCACGATCCGAAGACTCTTCATCGAAGATCTCCGCATGTTCATTTTCGTAGCGATCATACTCAAGACCGAACAAGGCATTTAGGCCGGGCTCAAGCTCTTTCGCTAGTTGTGCGCGAGAAATAGCCATTTTCTATTCCCTCCTTAAATGCCGGTTGACAACGACGTGGTCTGTGAAGCCGAAGCTGCAACAGGCGCGTTGTGGTGAAAGTTAAACCGAACTACGAAATTTACCCCAGCCGATGCGAAATCAAGATTAGCCGCATCTTGAGTAAGACCAACGATACGCATGAACAGCGTTGCTGTATTAGCCGCAGTGGAAATATCCAGTTCAGCAGTGGAACGACCATTTGTAGTTGAACCAGAAGTCGCTGTCGCCAATGAGCAGTTAGAGAACACATCAGCAAGAGCAGTAGCCCTATCTGTTGTTGCTCCATCTGCCGCCACCATGAACAGTTGATTCGGGTTATCCGCTACAAACGCTTTTACTGGAAAGTTCGTATCAACGCTTACGTTGTTTGAACCGGGCCAGAAATTTTTGAAGACAGTTTTCTTAGAAGAACTATCGACATACTCAACACCCATCAGGACGCCAAGAGCAGGAACTGTACCACCGTTTGCATTACCAACAATGTCGATCACACCAGCCGCCAGAGGAATTACTGGAGAATACTGAAAAATCGCGTTGGTATTGTTCGATGCAATCTCATACTGAGTTACACCAGTAGTGTTGGCACCTGCGCCATTAAGCCCGATAGGACGAAGGCCAAAGGCAGTATCTTGATTTGCCATTTGTTTTCACTCCAATCGAGACGGCCCTACCGTTGTGGACCGCCAAAGGTTACACGAGATTGACGGTCAGGCTTGCTGATCGTCATGGTTGAATGCGAGTTCTCGCGCATCATGTCGTGATCGACCGCCTGCATCTGATCAGAGTTTCTCTGAGAGAAATATTTTGATCTTTCTGCAACAGTCTCTAACGGAATCCGTGCGAGAATAAGTCCACCTACTCCAAACACACCCTCGTATTTTCCTGAGTCAACTACCGGGGCCTCAAAGTCCGGATACTCGTCCTTACGAACTAGTTCCCAGCCTTCACGCATCTTAGCGCTTACGTTCTTCGTATCGTCAAACCCACGGGTTTCAGCCCGTATCCAACGATGCTTGAACCCATCCGGTGCAGGCGGTGCATCTAACATAGACGGGGGAGCCCACGGCTTACGCTGCGCCGTCTTCTCCCTAGTTTGGTTTGCGCGAGAAGTCCGTTTAACGGTTCCTTCAAACATTTCGTTCTGTTCTTCGGCCATTTCGCTACTCCTTCACGTATTTCGCGTATTCTTCAAGCGGCACACCCAATTTCTTCGCTATCGCGACTTGGCTAGGGGTGAGTCTAACCTTTTTCCCACTACTGCGCCCAGAGGTACTGCGGGATACGGAAGCAACCGTCTGAGCGGGCCGTTTGCTACCACCGTTCTTCAGCTTATGCGGAAATTCCTCCACCATTCGCCGATCTAGTTCAGTATAGTAGTCATCTGACTTCGGGTCAAACCCTTCGTCTTCAACTAATTTTTTATGTACCCCAAAAGCGGCATAAGTCATAGCCTCGTCTGATCCGAACCACTCATTTCTCTGCGCCCAGCTTTCTGCTTTTGGGTCAGGTCGCCGTGGCTGCTGTTGGGGCATAGGTTGATTAACCTGCGCCTCTTGTTGAGCTTTAGCCTGCTGCGCCTGCCGTTCTTGCTGCGCTCTGGCCTGCTCTGCGCGGTCGTTTTCAATAGCCAACTTGGTGATCTTACGCTGCGCTTCGACAACCCCGTTAGTGTCACCCACTTCAATGGCTCTCGCTAAATCTTGCTCCGCAGTCGCCATTTGAGTTTCGACGCGACTGCTGTATTCAGTTACATAATTAGTGTCCAAAGCACTCATACGCTCTTTAAGCTTAACGGACTCCTCTTGAACACCTTGAGCATATTTCAGAGCTTCTTCTTTCTGGCGCTCTGCTTCCCGCATTTTTTTGGTTAAACGATCAATTCTTTTTTGAGTGGCGTTTTCAGCTTTTTCAAAATTATCATCTTCAACCGCAGGTTGCGCTTCAAGTTCAACCTCTTGATCTTGATCTTCATCTCCTAGATCTAGCTCAATCTGATCTTCAGGCTCTTTTAAATTTTCTTTTGCCATTTTTTTCTCCTAGAAATGCAAGATATCTTCAGGTTCTTGAATGCGAGCCAAGATCTCGTCATCGTTCAAAATGCGAACCTCGCCACCATCAATTTTAAAACGAGAGCCCGCATAACGGGCGAACATCACCCAGTTACCCTGCTCACACCACGGCCCTGTCGGGAACTTCTCCGCGTCTTTATAGGCTAACGTACCCACTTTGAGTACGTACCCAACCTGTGTAGATACCGTCTGCTCGTTGACCACGTTGTCTGGTAAATAAATACCACCATCAGTCTTACCTTTGCCGCGGTATGGCAAGATGAGCAATCTCCAACCCGTGGGGTCAGGCATTCTATCTAAAAGAGACCCGCCTATGGTTTCAGGGTCTAATACCTTGTCGGTAACGTCCTTGTACGCATCTGCGAGGTTTGCGACCCCCTCTGCTACGTCATCAAGGTTTACTTTCGCTTCAGTCATTACTGCGCTCCTGTTTGTCTAGCAGGCTCTTGAGTTCCTGTTCCACATGATCTAGGGATTTTAAATTTCCCATGAGCTCACGATATTGCTCCATGTTCTTAACATTGTCATAAATCAACAAGTCTTGAACCGCGTGTCGCCGCTCTTTTATTATGCGGAAAACGGCTTCCGCAAAGTAGACTTCATCCAATCTGATATCTCCGCATTAAATCTTAGGTGTTCTTATAACACACCTTGGAGATATCACAAGCTATCTAAAGCCCTCATACGCGCTACCAAACGCTTGGCGCGATTGGTTACCTGATCATACCAGCGGCTGTCTACCATCTCATCTGCCGCGCGGTTCCAATCACGAGCATCAACACCGGCTTTCATGCCCTTGAATTTACTAAGTCTTGGTCTTCCCATATTAAACATCATATTAGCTATAATATGCTGACACTCTTCAGGCAAATCATCAAAATCATTATACAAAACCCTGCAATCTTCTATGGTTACAGCGATATCCAAGTTAAAGCGTTGACGCACACGCTCTTCATCTACAGGGGTGCCAACAGGCTGGCCACATTCAGGATCGTCATCCTTGACCAACGCTCCGATTCCAAACGTGGGTAGACCAAGATGGTCTAAATAAATTTCAAACTTACAGCCTTCGTCTTCGGCTATTTCTTCGCGTAATTTTTCTTTGTCCATATCTACTTCTTTCCAAAAAACTTAGTAGCGCTACGAACCCCAAATGAGGCAGCAACGATAACCCCCAAAGAATATTGATACCATTCTGGCATCGCTTTGAGTTGTTCAAAGCCATTTGCTACCACCTCTTCCATACCGGGAATAAAAGCTAAAATTAACGGGATAGAAAACAAAATGGTTAGCCACTCATCCTTCCAAGAAGTCTGGCTACCTTTTGCCATTTCTAAGTCCCAGTCGATCTCACCCGTGGCCTTCTTTTCCATAATAGTCGCTTCAGCCTTGGCCTTTGCGACTTTCGTTGCAGCTTCAGCCTTAGTTTTTTCCACTTTACCATCTAGCCACGTCCCAGCTAACGAAGCGATTGGTCCTATAAGGGCCTGTAACATTTCAATACACCTTTACTGTCTCAGGGTCCACACGACGAGGAACACAGTATGCGGTGACACGATCTCTCTCGTCAACATGCTGTGAGTAACTATAGTTTCCATATCTTTTAGACACTTGTGAGGCAAAGTAATTGCATTCTGTAACCGAATAAAAATACATGTCCGCACTATCTAGTTTGCGAAAATCTCCTGTGCCAAGATATACCAATAACAAAAAAGCATCTATCACTTCCGACTCATCCACGCGGTTGTGCCCATATAGGCCCCAACTATACCCGCACCACTAATGTAGAATAAGTTGCTTATATCTGAAAGTGCTTCAATGCGTTCAAGCGGTATCCACGGCGTAAACAGAGCGGCTGTAAACAAACCCATACCTATCAAAGTGTATCTTGCCATACGCAATTGAGCCAAGCTTTTACGTAAATCACGTTCCGTTTCACGGATCTCTTTTGCGTGTTCAAGTTCTTCGTCTGTGACTACGCCATCCCCATCAAGATCATACTTATCGTAATCACTCTTTTTTTGTAAACGCTTGCTCATTTCTGACTCTCCCGCACTGCTTTGAGTGTCTCTTGTACTGTCATCTCTTTTTTAGCATTTGGGTCATATTTGCATTGATATTCAGACGGTATAAACTCTCCATACAGGAATATTTGTGACTCAATGGTATTGTTTGCACCTTTGAACACACAAACTGTCTGTTTTTTGTCCAACTTCTCGCATTTGACCTTGCGGCAAGTTACCATCAGATCATCTGCATTAGCCAATGTGCCCTTTAAAAAGAAGATAAAGCCCACTAAAACACACACGCCAACCAAACTCATTACTATCCATGCCACAATCTCAACAAATTTACGTCGTCGTTGCCTCTGAAGATACAAAGTTTCTTGCCGCTGCTTTCTAATTTTACCTTCCATAGCAATAAGCTCATCCCATTTGGACTTGCCATACATCATGCCTATGAAGTTTTTAAGATCAGTTCTCTGCTGTTCCGCGTTGCGCTTTGCTGCAAACGTCTCCATAGCTTCCTGCTCAACAGACTTGCCTGCAAAAAGTTTCTTAAATATAGGAGGGTTCTTGGCTTCTTTTTCAAGCATATCCAAATCAGATAGAGCGCCCATCCAGCGCCCTAAATCACTTGCCATACTTTCTATATCACGGCCTATCTGTATGCCCTTCTTCACAGCGTTAAACGCTGCGGTGGCAGTAGCCATAACTGTGACGGGGTCCATTTTCACCTAGCCTGTTGTTATGAATACAAGCTTCGGGGTGCCCCATCCCCTAGATTGTATTATTTATTTGCAGCTAATGTAGCTTCCGCCTTTTACGGCAGCGCCCATGCCACGAGCAGTGTCTCTACCCATGCTTGTAGGCACCTTTACGTCTGCGGATTTGCCGTAAGGAATACGCCCCTGACCTTGGATGTCTGCATACTCCACTGCCTTTGGCGCTGGACCGGGCGTGTTGATCACATTTTTTACTACACTCATTCTACGCTCCTCATTTTCATGCGTTCACGATCTAAGGCTGCTTGAATACGAGCAGCGGTTTGTTCTTCTTGGCTCTGTATGCGCTCATCAAACTGACGAGACTTGTCCATCATCTGAGCCTGTTTGAGTTCTAGCTCTCTGTCTTCTCTGTCTTTGTCGTTCTGCTCCGCTACTGCATCAAGCTGAAGCTCCTGTTGTTTCAGAGCAATGACCGGATCAGGCTCCCCACCACCAGAAAGCTGACGTCCAAGATCCTGAACCATCTTCATGCCCTGCGCCATAATTTGTGCAGCCAAGGCGTCCACCTGCATCTGTGCTTCTGGTGGGATCTGCTGCTGTTGTGTCAAGCCAAGCTGCGCCATCGCTTTTTCTACGGAATCAATCTGCACATGCTGCATGATATGCTTCTGCAATGCCACCGCTACGTCAGGTGTTGCGCCCACAATAGGAGAACCACCAAAGACTAAATGACCCATAATGTGCGCTTCGTGGTTCTGCCCCGGAAACGCCTGCAACCTCACACGATCAAGAGCGTCCATATTTTCTTGCGCCGGGTCCTTTGGAACAGGCTGAACCTTTTGCTCCGACTTTAAGTATTTGTCGATGTCCCTAACGCCAAGGGCTTCGTACATGTCACGATATACCTCGTACATGTTATGCATCTGTGGGGCCTGC